CCGCCCATAATCGCAGCGGCCGACACGGCGCCAGTCACATCGACCGCCACTGGAGCGGCCTGGATCTGGCTGTCATACCGCGACATCACCAGCGGGGCAGCGCCGACCTGATAATTCACCTGAGCGGCCTGCGCCTCGATGATGATGGTCGCTCCGGACGAATAGGGGCCGAATACGGTTTGGCCGCCGCTGACAGTACCAAGCACGGTCGGCTTGGTAGGCTCGTTCGGGTAGCCGACCAGCTGCGTGACGACAGCCTTGTCGCTGGTATAAACAGCGATGCTCTGGTTCGCGGTCAGCGTAACCTGCGCTTTGCCCAGAGGATAAACAATCAAATCCATGATTTACCTTTCTATCGTGGTTGGGCTAGGTTAGGTCTGGCTGAACAGCATGATGCCGCTCATCTCGGGCTGCTTGTTCACCACGCCGAAGAATACGTCCCACCGATACTTCGTCTTCATCGTATTGATGTCATAGAAGCGCTGCATGGTGACTTCGATGCCCTGATCGGTGGTGGAGCGCATCACTGCGGCGCCGGAGTTCTCGGGCACGACATAGCGGCCCGGCAGAAGTTCGATCGCGTCTTTCTGCCAGAAAGGGTTGATTGCAGCCGCGACCGTATTCAGGAACACGATAGCGGCAGTTGCCGACGTGGTGACAACGCAGTTCTGGTACTGCAGTTCAGCGTCGGTGCCACCTTGAGCCGAGATGATCGGCGGCGAGATGACCAGCGTAGTCGACGACGGGACCGAGATCACGCGGAACGTCTTGAGCTGGCCAGTATCACCCTTGGTGATGTGGTGTACAGCATTCACGCCAGCGATGGTGAAGCAGTCGCCGGCAGCTACGCTGGTGGTGCTGGAGATCGTGATGGTCTGGTAGCGGTTGTCGACATTCGAGCGCTCGCCGTTCACGCCGACGCTGGTGGCTTTTGGCGTGTAGTAGTTCGTGGCCGAGGCACGCGTATCGATCGTCAGGCTGCCACCACCGGCTGCTGCAGCGATACGATTAGCGTAGTCCAGCTTATAGGTGCTGAACGAGGCAACTTCGCCTACGTAGGCCTTCTCATAGGCGGTCGTCGGCTTGCCGGTCATCGTCGAGCGCGAAGCCAGGTTGCTTGCCATGCCGTTGTAGTCGCGGGTCGAGAGAGCCAGGTAGCGATCGAACGATTGCACGCCTTGCTCGTTGAAGATGGCTTCGCACTGTGCGACGTCATCAAAGCCGCTTGCGGCGCTCGTGCGCTTGACAACCAGCGTGCCGGAATTGGCTGCGGTGTTCATGACAGCCACGTTGATGTCACTTGCAAGCTTTTGTGCCGCGGCTTGACCGAGACGACCTTCTTGCAGCATGTCGCGCAGTTCAGTCGCGCTCAGGATAGCGGTCGAGTGCTTTTGAAAGCCCAGTGTGGCCGGCACGACCATCTGCGTCGCGTTGACGAAATGAGAGGTGGCATCGGTGCCGTCGAACGACTGGGCAATGTACGGTTGCGGGCGCCAGATGATGTCGCCTGCACGTTCCATGATGACGGAATCGGTGTTGTACTTCGAGACGTTGCGCGACAGGACAAGCTGGTCGTTGAACTTCTCCAGCACGTTCTCGAACGCGACGATCTCTTCCTTGGCAAAGCTATTCGCCATGATGAGTCCTTAAATGAATGAGAAAAAATCAGCTTTCGCTGGCTTGAACTCATCCACTTGAAGGGCTGGATGGCGACCGATAATCTAGTGCTGCACTGCCGATTTAAGGCTGGCGAAACCTTCGGTGTTCGTATTACGCGGCGCGCTTGGACGCCTTATAAGCCATGACTTTCGACAGATCGCCAGTGCGCAGCGCCTCTTCGCGCAGCTTATCCAACGTCGAATCAGTCGATACGCGCGTACCGCCAGAACCTTGAATGACCTTCTCAGCCGGGGGGGGCGCCTTGCGTTGGGTTTCCTTCATGGTGGTCTCCAGTCGTGCAACCTCACCAGCAAACTCGATCAGGTCGGTGATGGCAGCAAGTTCCTTCAGTTTCGCAGGGCTCTTGCCAAGCGCGTAAATCAGCTTCTCAGGCTTTTTTGCCGCTTTCAGCAAAATAGCTTGCTTGACCTGATCGAGCGCACCGGTTACAGCGCCTTCCGAATCATCGTAGTCATCGACCGGCAGAGCCGCTTTCGCAGCGTTGTAGGCGGTTACGCGCTGCTGCCATGCGGCTTGCGCTGATTCCTGCTCCTTACGCTGTGCTGCAGCTTGCTCGTCCGCTTGACGCTTACGTTCGTGCCACGCCGTCAGCTCAGTTTCAAATCGCTCGGGATCGTACTCGCAGTCTTCCAACGTCGGCTTCTCGCCAACCTTGATTGCACCTGGAGCATTGGCAGCCTCGCGAGATGCCTTTTCCTGCTCCAGTTCGCGAATGCGCTTGTCCTTTTCGCGATTTGCCTTGCGCAGCTCTCGCACCCATTCAGGTGCGCGAGCTTGTTCTTCTTCCTGCTGCGGCTCATCGTCGCCCAGCGTGATGACCAAGCCTGCCGGCTCATTCTGTTGCTCAGCTTGTGGCGCGTCCTCAGAAGTCTGATCGATATCAGATTGCTCGACCTGCTTCTCTTCGACTTCAGCGTGTTCGACTTCGGCCTGTTCGCTCATCTTTTCCCTTCAATCTCTCCACTGTTTGGAGGCGCTTAAATAATAGACAGAAACTATCCAAAAATCAATATCAATAGTTTATAGGATATAAACCGTTTATCTCATTGTCCTGTCGGTTGCTGCTGGGCCTGTTGCGCCATCTGTTCACGTTGCAACTGCTGGCTGTCCACGTGCTGCACGACCGCGAGCGCGTGCTGTGCCTGCTCCTGATGGATACTTGCAAGCTTGGTGATTGTGTCTGCATTTGCCTGTCCAACCTTCGCATGCGTCAGTTCGGTGTTCGCCTGCTTATTTGCTGCATCGGCCAACTGGTTTTGTGCTGCAGCTTGCAGATACATCGCATTCGGATCCGGCGGCTGGTTAGCAGCTGATGCCTCCATCTCCTTGGCCTCCTCGTCAGTTGGCTTGATCGCACCTATCTGAACAAGCTGGCGACGGAAGTACGCGCGCACGTCCGCCATTCCTTCGCCCTCCATGTTCATCAGCGCAAGGTTATTGAGCACCTTCTGCGCATCAGGATCATTCGTCACCTGGAGCATGCCAATCAGCTTCTGCACGGTCGCGTCACGCTTGCTGGACGAGGATGGTCCAACCTCGGAGGTGACATCAAGCGCAGCTTTGGACAGATCGTTATCCGTCACTTGTTCGCCGGTCTCCTTGTCGACCATCGGCCGTAGCAACTGGACCTGACCGGGCGTGCCATCTGGCCCGATGGTCTTCATCTTGCGACCTTCTTCGACATAGACATCCCGTGCCATTGATAGCCATATCTCTCCGCACCGGCGCATGGCCTTGGCGAAGTTCGACATGTAGATGAACACTTGCATGTCCAGGCGCGTTTGTACTAGCTCCATCAGCTTACCGCTGATGTTCGACTGAACCTGCTCGCCGGCCTGCTGGTTGCCGAGCAGATCTTGCAGATCGTCCTCCGTGAGTTGCAGCAGGCCAGCTAGCGCCGGGGGGATGCTCGGAGCCTTGGTATAGGCGGTTGGACCGGTCTGGATCGGATTGCCACTGGCGTCCTTGATCGAGTTCAGCATCAGGTACGGATAGCGCTTTACTGAATCGTCCGCCCACATCTGCTGGTGGCCGTTGACTTGCTCTGGCGTGACGATCGGCTTCTCTACCGGGGAGAACGTCGCAATCTCGGCCAGCATAGATACGAGCATATTCTTGAGCATCTGCGGATCGCGAGCCAGGCGAACATGCCCCATGCAACGCTCCACGTTATCCACGAACCAGCGCTTGCCGTACACGGGGACAATCGGGATATTGCGGCCAGCGATGTAGCCGCAATCCTCCAGAACGCGCGCGCCGTTCATCAGGTATTTGTGCACCTTGCGGCGGGTGATGCGCTTCTGGCGTACCTTCTGGAACCCGGTTGCGATCAGCGTTCGCTCAATAGATGGATCCTCTTCGAGTTCAGAGCCCCAATACTTCTTCTCGTTGGGCTCACTGTCATCGAGGGCGATTCCGCGGAACACATGCAGTATTTCCGGTTTCGCCTCTACCTCGTAGTATTCGGCCACGTAGACCATGTCGGGGGTGACCCAATCGAACTCGCGACGGTAGACCGCTTTCGGCCACGTGGTTGGATCTTCGCCAAATTCCTCTTTGTAGCCATGCGTCGTGTAGCTCGATAGCACCCAGCAGCGCTTCGCGTCGCGCTTGTCCTGCCGCTTCGCATCCAGGTCGAAGTACACGGAACTGTCAGCATCCGGGATCGGTTCAATTCGGATCCGCTGCTTGTCATCATCCTCGCTCTCTTCGTCCTCGTAGCAGGCCCGCAGGCGCCACGCTCCGAAGCCGCCGCCAACAGCTTCCTCAAACGCGTTGTCATAGGCTTCCTCGGCGCAGCTGTCCTGTTCATCTGCACGGTACAGCCCATCACAGGTGTCGGCCAGTTGATCATCCTGCGTGCCATCCTTTGGCACGTAGTCCACGGTCACGCGGTTGTTGCGGTACTCGTTGAAGATGCGGATAACGGCCAAGTGAATCTTGTTGACCTCGAACCTGGGCTTATTCTCGAACTGTTCCTGTAGCGGTCCCTCCCACTGAGCGCCTGCGATGGAGTAGAAGCGTCTGTCCGCAACACACTGCATGCGCTCATTGCGCAGTGATGCCTGAACTCGATCGAACTCACGCATAGCCCTGTCATGGACATCAAGCAGGCGCTCTTCGTTGGTCTGTCGTGGCATTGCTGTAGCCTATCGAAAATCAATTATCAATAGTCTACATCTATTGGTTGTCAGCGTGAACAGATTTGTGCTATCTGCGACTCCATACTGATGCCATCGGGATCGGAGTAACTGTTACCACCTTCTGCTGAGGCATGACAGTCAAGTGACCGCCAGCGCCCAGCATGAGATACTGGCCAGCCTCACATGGGTGAGAAAAGCGGTTCTTGTCCGGCACATCCCGGAACCTATCATCGCCAGCCACCGCAATGCGCTTGAACATATAGCCGCCTTGCATGCCCTTGCGCGTAGTCTTGCAATCTGGATGGATCAAAAAGCCGGGCTCGCCGTCAATCATGCGCCTCAGAGCTGCGGCAACGGCCTCTGTGCGCAAAGCGAAGTCGTTGGTAGGCGCAGGTTCTGCCTCAATTCCATTCGCCTTCAGAAGCTGGAATACGGTCCTTTCTTCGCTATCCCCAGACTGCCGCTGATCGCCAGCCGGGTCGCCGGTAATCTTTGCGATCGGCCAGCCTGGGAAGTGCTGCCCAAGGAACAGTTTTAGCTCGTTGGCAAATCGGATCACACCAGTGTCTTCTGTCACCAACTCGCGACGCCAGCGCATTTGCCCATTCGGCATTTGCTGTCCAATCACCGCAGCTGGCGTCAGTCCGAAGTCAAGGCCGATATGTAAACCTAGGCTTTGGACGAGCTCAAACTCACGGCAGTGCGTCGAATCACGGTATTCCGGATAGACAGGCTTACCATCCTTTACGAAGCCGTATTCATTGGCCAGGTTGACCAATATCCAGGCCTCGTCCTTGCCCTGTGCGCCCTTCAGGTAGTAGCCACTCGGTAGATTCTGGATATTCTCAGCCGCGGGGTTCTCGCGCCACGGCGAATCTTTGTTGTCGCGGATTAGCCCACCCGGTTGCTTTAGGAATAGCCAACCTTCGGGTCGTTGTTCTTCTGCTAGGCGGTAATACCAGTGATCGGTGTCGGGCGCGTTCGTATCGCCGAAGATTCCGTACCAAGTCGGCGATACGTTCTGCGGATATCGCCCGACGCGCAAGTCGAGCATCTGCACAACCGCAAACGGGATTTCCTTTGTCTCGTTGACCCATGCGGCCGTAAGTTGGAGGCCGCGAAGCTTCTTTACGTGCTCAGCGCGGTCAAGCGCGAGGAAGATCATCTCGGCTTCGACAGTTGTGCCGTCATCGAGGGCGAAGCTCAAATGATGCGTCGGCGGCTCCAAGCCCCCCTTCACGAAGCGGCCGAGCCCTTCGAACATCTCCAACCAGTCCTTGATCGTGGTTCCGAATAGGTCCGGATACGTGTTACGAATCGCAGCTATCCGCGTCTTGCGCACACCATTGGCATCCGGCGCCTGGTCGATCATCACTCGAAACGACTTCCAGCAGCTGGCGTTGGTCTTCGATGATCCTAGCGGCCCACAAATGAACGTGCGCTGCTCTTTGCTCAGCAGGTATCGCTCAAGCGTAGGCCCTTGCGGAGCGTACGCAAACTCAATCTGCGGCATCGGCATCCTTCTTTCGGCCAGTGTAGTCTTTCACAAGCACCTTCAGTGCGCCGCCGCCTTCGCCCGTCACCTGCAGCGGCAACAGCTTGGGATAGATGGTGCCCCAAAACACGCGCTCGTTCTGCGGTTCTTCCTGCGCCCAAGCTACGAGACGTTCCGCGCCGCCAAGTTGCTCTGCAGCAATTGCAATGGCCTCTTTGGCGCTTTGGGTCGTCTTGTTCGGCGTGCCTTTTGTTCGCCCGCCCGTCTTTTGCCCTTTTGCCATCGAAACACCTCTACTTTAGATTAATTTCCGAATATCGTTCATCGCAGACCCGCGCATGTTCCAAATATCGTTCGGCTTTAATTTTGCCACCAATCAACCGCCCAGCGAAAGATTGTCCTTATCAGCCTCTTTCACGTTCTCCGCGATCTCGCGCGCGCCCTGGTCGAATAAGG